CATGCAACCCGGTGCCGGTCGTGTCCGTCTGGTCCGCGGGGGTCTGCGTCGTCGTGCGGGACGCCGACGCGAGCAGGGCGACCGCGGCCGTGCCGACAGCATTACCGGCCGAGTCGATGAGCGACACACTTTCAACAAGGCCCCCCGCCGGCGTCGTGGACCACGCTGAACCGGGTATCGGTGTTGTCATCTAATTCGCTCCTCAACTCAGACGCTTGCTGGTTGCGCGGACTGCCCGGCGCGGGCTGCGGCGAGCGCGGCCCGGAAGTTGTTCCGGGCCTCGGCCGCGTTCTTGCCGTAAGGGGCGTCTTGGTAGATCCGCTGCCACTCGCGCACATACGCGGGCGGTTCGTAGTGGTCGGCGAACAGCGGGACCGGGAGACAGTGGCAATGGTCGTGGTACGCAGTCCCGTCCTTCGAGACCGACGCCGTGCGTTCGGACTTGTACACCGCGCCACGGGTCGAGAGCAGCGCACAGAACGAACACCCGTCCGGGCGGGCCACCCGCGCCCACCCCCGGCACTTCGTGTCCTTCTCGATCGCGTCGATCAGGGTGTTCCGGGCTGTCTCGACGACCATCTTCTGCGCGACACCGTTCGTCAGGGTTCGCACGGCCTCGAGGTTGGGCTCAGCCGACCAGAGGCCCTTCGTCGCCCACCCGAGCGACTTCGTGACCTGTTCCAGCGTCGCCGGGTCGGCGGGCATGACAGGGAACCGGCCAGGGATGCCCGCGCGCTGCTGCTGGTAGAACCGGGCACCGAGCGTCGCCGACGCCCGCCCGTAGGTGAACACCAGTGCCGCCACGGCCGCCTCGTAGCGCGGCAGGGAACGTTTCAAGTCCTTGAGGTCGATCAACGGCCACGCGTTGGCCATCGCAGCGACCAGCAGGGCCGTCAGTCCAGCCTGCGCGGCCTGCTGTGCCTGAACCTGCTGCTGCTGGCTAGGGGGCGGGGGCATTCGGGGGTTCGTTCGACGTGGGCGAGGTCGGCACGGTTGCCTTCACGGCGGCCGGGTTGATGTCGCGGGCCACGGCCAGGTCGACGCGTGCCTCCTTCGCCGTCAGCGAATGCGCGAGCTCGGCGAGGACCGACGCGCCCGCATCGACCTTCCGGTCGATCGAGAGCTGCTCACGGTCGGCGGCGTTCCAGCCGAGCTTCTTCAGCACCACGTCGGACGTGGACGGGACGGCGCCCATCGATGCCTGCTTGAACATCGCATCTGACATCGCGCCGGGGGTGAACGTCTCCACGTCGACCCACTCGGGGGTGACGCGCTTCATCTCCGGCGGCAGCTCGGCGCCGTTGTTCGCGTGCCGCCAGATCAGGCCCGCGGTGCGCCTCAGCGGGGCAGTATTCTGGTTCTGGACCGCCTTGCCGCGGCGGTTCATCCCGTCGTAGGCGACCCGGATCGCGTCCGCCGATGCCGGGTTAGCGGTCGACACCAGCCCGAAGTAGTCGGGCGGAAACTGCGTGAACGACGCCATCAGCTTCGCGTGCATGTCGATGATCTTCGTGAAGACGGCCGGGTCATATGCCTGGAACTGGCCGACGGTCGGGAGTTCGCCATCTTCGCCGCGCTCGAAGGCGAGGAACTTGTTCATCGACATCTGCATCGCGGTCTTCGGGTTGCCCGCGGCATCCACGAAGTCCGACTCGGACAGGCCCAGCCCGTAGCGGTGCGGCCAGGAGTAGAACTCCCGCCCGACTTCCATGCCCAGCAGCGACCGAACCGCCGCGTCGGTCGTGCTCATAATCGCTGGCGTGATCTCCGAGCGGCCCTCACGATCGGCCGTGCGCGAACGGTTCACGAACCGCACCACCGGCACCTCGCCGAGGCGGTGCTCGTCGCGATTGTCGATCCGCCACCCGTTCGACTGGTCCCTGGACATGCTGATCGTCACGTCCGGCAGATACAGCACCGCGACATAGATGCCCTCGGCCTCGAACGCCTGATACCCGGCCGTGGTGCGCCGGGTGCGCGGGTCCCACGTCGTCGTCACATTCAGCGGCGACTCGGCGGTCACGATCGGCGAATCACCGGGCACATCCGGCGAGCCGACGATCATGTACCCGCAGCGGTAGACCAGCGAGTCGAGGAAGCAGAGCGGGGCTTCCGCGTCGAGATCGTTCGCCTGCCAATGCTCACGCAGCTCGTCGTCGACGTCGGTCGCGCCCGGCAGCCGGAACCCGTCGAGTACCTGACGCATAACCAGCGGGTCGACGCAAATCCGTGGCCAGTCCACGACCGTCCGGACACCGGCCAACTGCTCAGGGATGGACACCCCGAGGTTCGCCAGCCGCTGCTCCCCGTCGTAGTAGTCGTTACGGATCCGCAACGTCACCGACTGGTATGTCAGCTTCGACGACAACCCGGTCACCAGGCTCTGCTCGTCCGGGGACAGGCCGGGGATAGACGGGGCGGGGAACGTGGAGCCGGTGAACTGAGGGAGCAGGGAAACCGGTGCGCTCACGCTTCAGTCCTCCCTAGAGTGCGATCGCGCGGCCTTTGCCACGGACCTTCTTCCAGCCTTTGGACGCCAGGACCCGCCGGCGCACCATCCGGGCGCCTACCACACAGACCGCGGCGTCGATCTTCTTCGGGGAGCTCGGGGACTCCTTCGAGATGGTGATCAGTTTCTGGTAGGGGCTCCGGTGCGCGTTCGCCACATGCCGCGCGACCCGCGAGTCACCGTCGTGGGTGAACTGCTTCCCCTCGATCTCGTCCAACGTCAACTCGACCGCGACGGCGAACTCGTAGGAGTGGGATCGCATATCCCAGGCGATCAGCTGCGGGTCCCCGCCTGCGGTCACGGCATGAACCTTCAGGTGCTTGCCGTACAGATCCGGCCAGGTCGTTTTGACGTAGCCTTCCCACTCGCGGACGTCAGCGAAGAACGCGACAACCCGCCACCGGTCGAACGCCCGCGCCACCGCCTGATCGACCGCGTTGGAGTCGACCACGTCCTCGGTGGTGTGCTTCGGGTCCGGCTCCCACACGTCCACGGTGAACACATGCCCGTCGGACATGCAGCACCCGACCAGCGCCGTCGCGTCACGGGACTTCGACCCGTCGAAGAACAGGACGACGTCTTCGCCGTCCGCGACGACGCGATCCTTGTCGTACAGGGCAGCCCACGCCATCGGGGTAGTCCACGCGTACTCCGACGCGGTGGGCTGGTTCAGGTAGAACCGCCGCGCCACATCCGGTTTGGTCCGCAGCGAGTGGATGCGGGTCCGGATCGTCTCCTGGTTGAGCCAGAAACAGTCGTCGTACACGAACTGAAGCGCCAGGGTCAGGGATTCGACGTCGGTGAGGTCGGCGCCGGCGGGCCCGACCCGCGCGTCGTACAAGATGCGCTGCGGCGTCTGCGTCCGGCCCTCCTGGTCCGCGAGCCACGTGTCGTAGGTGGTCTCAGCGACCGACATAGCACCAGGAACCCAAGCGTTCGCTGTCTCGATCGCCCGAGACGTCGACTTCGCCAAGTTCCGGTCCAGGGTCTCGGACAGAGACTGCCCACCCGACGCCGGGGTCCAGTGCTCCGTCTCATCCTCGACCGCGAACGTGACCTCGGCGCCCTCGGCGGCTGCAGCGCTCGACGTGATGACCTGCAACTCACCCGTCGGCGTGTAGAAGATCGTCTTACCGACGTCGATGCTGTACTCGCGGACCAGGCGTGAGCGTTTCTGCGCCATCGCCCGGACCATGCGCATCGTGTTCGCCGTCTGCGACTCCGCAGTGGCCGCGATCTGCACCAGCGGCATGTCGACCGGCTTGCCGACACAGCCGCCTTTCGCGGCCGGGTCGAAGTCCTTCAACCGGACCGGGCCGACCAACTCCTCGAGCGCCAGGACCGCAGCGAAAGGTGACTTACCGGAACCCTTCGCGAGACGCCGCGCGCCGTGGTCGAACAGCCAACGCCCGTTCTCATCGACCGCGTACCACCAGAGGGCGAACCGGGCCTGTGACAGAGTCGGGGACCACAACTTACCGGCCCTCACACCGTTCGGCTGCTTGATCCACTGCCCCGCATGGGCAAGGACACCCCACCCCAACGTCAGGTCAGGAAGACCATCAGGCAGCGTCGCGACCCCGTCAACCACTGTCGGCGTCCATCTCAGCCACCGAGCTTGTCGGCGAGGTCGAGGATCATCGCGCCCGCGAGCTCGGCGTCCACATCAACCGGCTTCGCCCGCTCCAACTCAATCCGCATCCGGCGCCGCGCACCCTCAGTCGTCAACAACTCCGCCGCACCGGAAGCCCACGCCGCGATCATCACAGCCGACGGCCTGTCCGACAGCAACGCCCGTGAAAGCAGATCCGCCCAGATCCGGGCCTGCGCCCAATCCGACGGCTCGAAGAACTGCGCCTGACCCGACACCTTCAACGACTCGAACCACTCACGAGCCAAGTGGTGCCACAACTCGACCGGACCGGGGATAGGCACCGACTCCGCACCGGCCGCTTGGATGACCGGCACGTCCGGCTTATTCGCCCGACGACGCTGATCCGACCGCTTCGGAACCGGACCACCAGATCCAGGCTTACCGGACATGAATTACCTCCTGTGCAGGAGCCCTCGACAGGCCGTGCGGCCACGCGATGGCGATCATTCTGAACCCGGTCAGCGATCAGGTCCCCCATCTCGTCGTGCGCGAGCCGGGACTGCAC